CCGCCTATTACAACGAGCACGAACCGTTTGCCGCGCAGTGGCTGCGGAATCTGATTCTTGCCAGGCATATCGCGCCGGGCGAAGTGGATGAACGGAGTATCGAAGATGTCCGACCTTTTGAGCTTGCCGGATTCACCCAATGCCATTTTTTTGCAGGCATCGGCGTGTGGAGCCTTGCTTTGCGCCAGGCAGGATGGCCCGACGACAGACTGGTGTGGACGGGTTCCTGTCCGTGCCAGCCTTTCAGCGCGGCAGGCAAAGGAACTGGGTTTGCTGACGAGCGGCACCTTTGGCCCGCATGGTTCCATCTCATCGGCCAGTGCGCTCCTGTCACAATCTTTGGTGAGCAGGTTGCAAACGCAGATGCTTGGGTCGATCTTATACAAACTGATCTGGAAGCCTTGGACTACGCCTTCGGGGCGGTCCCGCTTCCGGCTTCGTGCGTCGGTGCACCGCACATCCGGGACAGATTATTCTGGGTGGCAAACACCCACCGCCTGCATGAGCAGCAGTGGCAGAAAGATCAGTGGGTATCCGAACCTGCTCGGCGAAGCGAGACTGGCCAGCTGGCCGACACCATCGGCGACGGATTACAAAGGCGGATATGCAGGCGGCAGGATTCGCAATGGGAAACTCAGCACGGACCGACTGGATGTGACCGCACAATTACTCCTTGGTCAAACGCCGACTGGCTTCCCTGCCGTGACGGAAAATGGCGGCCCGTTGAACCCGGCACATTCCCGCTGGCTCATGGGACTCCCGCCAGAGTGGGACGATTGCGCGCCTACGGGAACGCCATCGTCGCGGAAGTCGCCCGTAAAGTGATTGAGACGGTCATGTGACCGCCGTGGCTCGTGTTCACCAGACGTTAAACGATGGATACAAGTCGCCGCTCGTGATGTCGGCGCGATAGGTGACCTCTTCAAAATCGCCGTGATTCTCGGCAACCATAATGCCGCCGACTGATTGGATCGCCACCCCGTAGATGCGGGTGAGCGTGGTCAGTTCTTCGATGAACGCGTCGTAGTTGGCCTGGCGTGGATAAGAGCCAAGTGGGATGGCGTTGTCGTTTTTGTTGGCGTTCATTTTGCTGCTCCTTTTTGTTTGTTGCCAGCGATGTGCTGGTGACTGCATGAACGCTTCAATCAAAACGGAAGCCAAGCACTATTTGCGATCTTTTTGAACAATCTTCGAATTGCTTGATGAAGGTCATGAAGTGCTGTTACTGCGCTAAGTCGGCCCACCCCGCCCGTCACCAAGTGGCCGGGATGATGTTTTTGTGTGGCGCGGCGGCTGGCCACGTTCGCGCCACGTTTGATCGTGGTGTCCGGTGTGGGGTGGTTGGCGCGGTTGCGCGGTTGTTGCAAGGGGCCGCCCGTTGTTGGCGTGCGGCTCCCAGTGTTTATGGCATCAAATCGCTATGCCGACATAGCGCCCGTAGGCACCGCCGGAGGGATCGACGAAGAGTGTGGTTCGGTTTGATGCGGTTACCATCACGACGTTGCGTGTGTTTTTATCCAACCAGCCGCCAAGACCCTTAAGCCACTCGCGGTCGCCCAGCAGGTTTCTTGCAAACTCGTCATATTTGAACTCTGACAAGGCAACAGTCTTTTCGATGGCGATGTGGCTGGCGGTGGGATCGGGGTCTGCGTTGTGCAGTACCTCGTCGAGACTGTTGGGTTTGCGAGCGAATTTAATGCGGAGGGGTTTTTCTTGGCTCACTGTGGTGTTGGTGTTCATTTTGCTGCTCCTTTTTGTTGGTTGCCAGCGATGTGCTGGTGATTGCATGAACGCTTCAATCAAAACGGAAGCCAAGCACTATTTGCAATCTTTTCGAACTATTTTCGAATTGCTTGATGAAGGTCATGAAGTGCTGTTACTGCGCTGAGGCCGCCCACCCCGCCCGTCACCAAGTGGCCGGGCCGGGCGGTTTGATTGCGCGGCGGCTGGCCACGTTCGCTCCACGTTTGGTCGGAGCATCCGGGGGGGGGTTGGTGCGGTTGCGCGTTTTGTTGCAGTGGGCCACCCGTTGTTGGCGTGCGGCCCAGTTGCGTTTTATTTGGACGTTTTGTTTTCTGCTGCGATACATTCAATCACTGCAAGACTGGCTGGTGCATTGCCAAGTGCAAACCGCAGGGTGTCGAGTGCCTTGTCCATGCTGACTTCGGCGCGGCGGTTGTTGAGTATCCAATTGATGGCATCGTGTTGTTCGCTGTTTGTGTTGGTGTTCATTTTGCTGCTCCTTTTGTTGGTTGCCAGCGACGTGCTGGTGACTGCATGAACGCTTCAATCAAAACGGAAGCCAAGCACTTTCTGCGATCATTTTGAACTATTTTCGAATTGCTTGATGAAGGTCATGAAGTGCTGTTACTGCGCTGAAACCGCGTAGCACAGCCACACGGTGACGGGCAGGGGTGGGCGGTTGTTGAATTCGCCCACACATCCTGCACCTGTCAATCTGCGTGGTAGACGCGCTGACCGCCTTTGGATTTCTCCGACGTGATGATCATGCCCATCTTCTTTTTGAAAGCCCCGGCAAAGGTGCCGCGCACCGTGTGCGCTTGCCAGCCGGTCGCTTCGGTGACTTGCGCGATGGTTGTGCCTTCGGGACGCTGCAGCATCTGAATCACAGTGGCTTGCTTGCTGTTCTGCCTGGTGCGGGGCGTGCCCGTGATGCCGACCGGATGGTTGGCCGCTTCCTGCTTCTCTGCCTGCCACTTCTCCTCGTGGAGGGTGATGGCCGCCTCGATCTCCGGGTCGATGGGAACTTCCGGTTCGGGTCGGGTGCGTCCCACGGCGGTCCAGGCCGCATCGGTGAGGAACCAGGCATCGCCGTCGAAAGTTTCGCTCTTGACGATCATCTCGCGGGTCAACAGCCCGTCGATCACTTTGATGCGTGCGCCGCCGCGCAGGTTGGGGAGCAGCGGTTCGATGTTGCCGTCTGGCCGGTAGGGTGCGAGCGTGATCACGTCGCGCTGGGTATCGGTGAGTTTGGGTGTGGTGGTCATTTTGCTGCTCCTTTTTGTTGGTTGCCAGTAACGTGCTGGTGATTGCATGAACGCTTCAATTAAAAGAGAAGCCAAGCACTATTTGCGATCATTTTGAACAATCTTCGAATTACTTGATATAGATCATGAGCCTATCGATTCGCGCCTACGCACGTCATCGCGGTGTTTCGCACGTGGCGGTTAAGAAGGCCATTGATTCCGGTCGTATCACTCAGGAACCGGATGGCACGATTGAACCCAATCGCGCCGACCGGGAGTGGGCACAGAACACACTGTCCGTGCGTGCTGCACCCGCATCGGCAAAGAAGCAGGCAACGGGAGTCACCGAGCCGCCTCGCACCCTTGTCAGGGAGTCCAGCGAGCCGGTTGCACCGGCGTTATCGACAGGCGGTACGTCGCTCCTTCAGGCACGCACGGTCAACGAAGTCGTCAAGGCGCAGACCAACAAGGTGCGCCTGTCGGTGCTCAAGGGGGAACTGGTCGAGCGTGCTCAAGCCATCGCCCACGTATTCAAGCTGGCCAGAACCGAACGGGATGCCTGGCTCAACTGGCCTGCCCGCGTGTCGGCGCAGATGGCGGCACGACTCAGCATCGATCAGCACATGCTGCACGTGGCCATGGATGCCGCCGTGCGCGAACACTTGCAGGAACTGGGCGAGATGCGACCGAGGGTGGATGGATGAGTGACGTGGATCATTACGACGGCGCACCCGATATTGAGCGCGCCTGGCGGGAAGGTCTTACCCCCGATCCATTGCTCACCGTGTCCGCATGGGCCGACCTTCACCGTGTGCTCGGCACCAAGGAATCCGGAGAGCCGGGCCGCTGGCGAACCAGCCGCACGCCGTATCTCAGGGAGATCATGGACTGCCTCTCACCTGCCTCGCCCATCGAGCGGGTCGTGTTCATGAAGGGGGCACAGGTGGGCGGCACCGAGTTGGGCCTGAACTGGATTGGTTATGCCATCCATCATGCGCCCGGCCCGATGATGGTTGTCTGGCCGACCACCGAGATGGCACAGCGCAATTCCCGGCACCGGCTCGATCCGCTGATCGAGGAGTCTGCCGCACTCTCGGCACTCATCGCCCCGCACCGGAGCAGGGATTCAGGCAACACGATGCTGATGAAGGCATTTCGAGGCGGTGTGCTGGTTCTGACGGGCGCGAATTCGGCGGTGGGATTACGCTCGATGCCGGTGCGCTACCTTTTTCTGGACGAGGTCGACGGCTATCCGCGAGACGTGGATGGCGAGGGCGATGCGATTCAACTGGCCGAAGCAAGAACACGCACCTTCGCCCGACGCAAAATCCTGCTGGTCTCGACCCCGACGATTGCCGGGGCCAGCATCATCGAACGGGAGTATGGGTCGAGCGACCAGCGTCGCTACTTCGTGTCCTGCCCGCATTGCGATCACTGGCAGTGGTTGCGCTTCGAACGTCTGCGATGGGAGAAGGGGCAGCCGGAAACGGCGGCCTATGTCTGCGAATCCTGCGAGAGGTCGATTGCCGAGCATCACAAGACGCGGATGCTGGAACGGGGGGAGTGGCGGGCGACGGCAACGGGTGGCAGTCGCACCGCCGGATTCCATCTCTCGTCGCTCTACAGCCCGTGGCGAAGCTGGCAGCAGATCGGCCAGGCGTGGGAATCGGCCACGCGGTCAGAGAACAAATCGGTGGCCGTGATCAAGACCTTCAAGAACACGGAATTGGGCGAAACATGGATCGAGGAAGGCGAGGCTCCCGACTGGCAGCGTCTGCTGGAGCGACGGGAGGGCTATCCCATTGGCCGCATCCCGCTCGGTGGCCTGCTGCTGGTAGGCGGTGTCGACGTGCAGAAGGACAGGATCGAAGTCTCGGTCTGGGCCTTCGGTCGGGAGAAGGAATCCTGGCTGATCGAACATCGGGTGTTGATGGGCGACACGGCAAGGGATGAGGTCTGGAAGTCGCTGGCCGCGTTGTTGCGTGAAACCTGGACGCATGAATCCGGCGCACAGGTTCCATTGACCCGCATCGCACTGGATACGGGTTTTGCGACGCAGGAGGCCTACGCCTTTGTGCGGGCCTCGCATGATTCAAGACTGATGGCGATCAAGGGAACCCATCGGGGTTCGGCCCTGATCGGATCCCCCAGTGCGGTGGATGTCACCTCTGGCGGCAAGAAACTACGCCGGGGCATCAAGGTGTTCGCGGTGGCGGTGGGCATCGCCAAGCTGGAGTTTTATAACAACCTGCGCAAATCAGCGGAGGTTGGCGAGGACGGGGCATCACTGCGTTACCCCGCCGGATTCGTGCATCTGCCCAAGGTGGATGCCGAGTTTCTGCAACAACTGTGCGCCGAGCAGTTGATCACTCGTC